CTAACGCTGTGCGCCAGTTGGTTGCCTCTCCCGCAGCTAGCAGCGTGGGTTCATCCCCGCTGAAATCAAATAGCTCTACCTTGTTGCGCTTCTTTCCTGCCTGTATCACCACTGTAATAACGTGGGTAGTAGTCTCTTCTGTCATCACTCACCCTTCCCTTCTGAATATGTATCGATCATAGATAGTGCATAGGTCATTCTCATTAGGTTCATCCCTGCTTCCTTCTCCGTCTCTTCATCTTGTATCTGTATCAGTGCAAGGTCACGACATAGATCTGCCTTAGCTTGCCAGTATTCTTTATTCATTAAGCTACTATCTCCCATCCGCTATTAAGCACCGCTTCCTGCCATTCTCCACAATATTCGCAGACATAATCTGCATTCACTGTAGATAATACGAGTCCTCTTAATCCGCAAAATCTGCACTTATCCATTAACTCTCCCCTTCCATTTCCTCTAGTGTATCGAACTCTTCGCCCAGCTCTTCACTCTCTTCTTCATAGAATGTAGGGTCATTTAACTCAGGCTCATAACTCATTAGATTACCTTGCTTCCGTAGCTTAATAACTCTCCCTCTTTGCTGAACTCAGCATCACAATTACCGCAATAGGTAGCGCCACACTTGCATTCGTGGTCATCAGTATCCATAGAATAAAGCTCAGTGCTATCACACTGCTTACAATTCTTCATTCCTCTTCCCACCCTTTCGCCATTAACTCTCTGACTTGATCGGTAATCTCATCAGCGCCGCAGCTTTGCCAGTACTCAGCTCTCTCAGCTCTCATAATTGCTTGAGCCCATAGCTCATCACTCACCACCACCCCTTCATTACTGTCAAATGCTGTCTCAGCAAACTCTTTATCCCAGTACGCCACTAGCAGCTCATCATCAGGACTATAACTCTCCAGCTGCTTAATCAATTCGCTTACCTTCATTCCTCTTCACCCTTCTCCATAGTTGCATTCTTCTCCAATAGCTGGCTCACTAGCTCAGCTGCTGCCAGTACGCCAGCTGCGTGAGCTTCTTCCAGTGCCTTGTTACTGTATCGGCTACAAGGGATAACACTTACTCGCGCCATAGTATCTTCAAACTGTCGCCACTTCTCCATTACGAAGCTGCCGCTATAGCTTACGCTGCACTCCTTCACCACTGTAACGATAGCTTTACTCCCCTTATAGTGGGATGTATATACCTTCACCCTTCTCCCATTCTCTAGGTCATAGGTATCGGTAGCCTTGCGGCCTATGAAATCAGTGAACCTCTTGCACTCTGTAGCTGTAATCATTTACTTCCCCTTCCCTTCTGTAAAGTAACACTCAGTAATTGAACCCCAGCACCAACCGTCACCAACCCAGTTAATATGCCCTGAAATATAGAATGAAGCTGCAATAAATAGCACAATAGCTACTGCTCGCACTCTCTTTCCTCGCTTAGTAATCATTTACTCTTCCTCCCTATTCACTGTATCCTGCCAAGTCTTATTGCCCCAATCAGTGTGAGATCTGAAGCAGCTGCCGTAGTAGGCCACCTCTCCCAAGTCCTCACAATATACGCCAGTAAGCTCACCTTTGATAGTTACCTTACCGCTTCTAGTAAATAGTCTGCGTACTGTATAGGTATCGTTCCAAGCTAGGTCAATGGTTAAGCTGTATCCGTTACTTATCGGCAGCGTTACTCCAGTGCTGCGCTTAGTTACTCTCCCGCCACTTATAGCGAAGAGGTTATTCATTCCAAGCTGACTCAGCAGCTCTTCAGTATTGCAAGGCCTGAACTCTTCTAGCTTCACTGCTTCCATTACGCTACCGCCTTTGTATAGATACCATAGACAGCGTACAGCTTAGCGATCCGCTTTACTGCAGCAGCTGTCATTACTGCAGCTGCTACCTCTTCGCCTGTCTCAATATCTACTAGGCGGATATACTGCTTCTCTCTCCCTGCCATTCTTTTACCCCTTCCAAGGTAGGTTATCCTAGTGCTTAGCTCTAGGCCACTGCCTACGGTATAGCTACCGTAGGCAATAGTCAAGCTCTAAGCTACCTCACGCGCTAAGCGTGGCGCATTCTCTCCCAGCTCTTCAGTGTCTGAAATATCAAACACATAGCGCCAGCTGAAGCGCAGCTTCTCTTCCCCTTCCTCATTCATATACTTACCGACAGGGACAAGGATAGCTGCGCCAGTGCTTCCCTTCTTTACGCTTCTTCCTGCGCTCTTCCAATCGTGGAAGCCAGCGCACTTTGTAGCTGTAGGCTTCTGCCATAGGATAAGCAGACTATTCCTCACGCTGAAATCTTCTAGCAGCGTTACTGGCGCGATAGTCCCGCGCTCTTCCATAATCTCCACTGCGTCCGATAGTGAGCGGATAAAGCTGGCCTTCTCTTCTTTGCTTCTCATAGTATTACTCTCCCGCCAGCTCTAGCACTGCCCAGCTGCTGCCAGCGTTCAAGCGTTCAAGCTCAGCTATATCCTGCTCGCGTGTAGTGCTGGCGCTAATTGTGGAGATATCGCGTAGGCATTCTGCATTCATATCAGCGAAGCGGCCAGCTGGGAGATTGAGGACATTCTGTAGGCCGCGTGTATTAGCCTTCACCTTGCTATTGAAGCTCTTCCCAGCGTAAGAGAATGGGAAGATTACCCATTTAATAGCTGCTGTCTCTCCCTTTACTTCTAGTGCTGTAGTCATTCTTTACCCCTTCCAAGGTTTAAGATCCTAGGCTAGCCCTAGGCCAGCGGCCAGCTCTTACGAGCTGGCAGCTAGTCAAGCTCTAGCTTAGTGCTGCGATATCTGCTGCGTCTAGGTTAGTATCAAAGCTTGTCCCGCAATTAGGGCAGCTTATGACAGCTAAGAAGCTGCTGCCATAAGGCTCTAGCCATATGCTGGCGGCTAAGCTGTCGCAATCGCCGCAGATAGCTCTATGCTTCGCAATCGTGGCCATAGAAGAACTCTCCCGCTTCCTCTTCATTCAATAGATTAAATACGCGGCCACACTCTACGCAGCGGCTGCGTGTCTGCAGATTGAAAGTCTCCATTTACTTACCTTCCTTCAGCTGAGCTCTTCAGCTGATACCCTTAAAGTACGCTACCGTAATAAGCGTGTCAAGCTATAAGCTGCTAATTATGGTTACGATATTATAACGATTAGCTGGGAATTAGCTGGGAAGATCCTAGCTCTAGAAGCTGACAGCTGCGCCAGCTGGCCAGCTGCTAAGAAGCTGTAAAGCTGGGAGAAGCTGCGGGAAGCTGCGAGCTGATAGCTGGCCGCGAGCTTGAAGAGCTGCGAGCTGGCCGCGAGGATAGACAGCGGAAGCTGGCAGCTGTAGGCATTTATTAAATACAGCTGAGAGAATATATAGGGGAAGGGGTAGCCGCAGCTGTAGGCATCCCTGCGGGATATCCTAACCGTACTGGCAGCAGCGGCAGCAGCGCAGCTCAGCAGCGCAGCTGCTGCGGTTACGAGCAGGAGACCCCTAGGTGTTAAGTTTAGTGCGTGTGTAGTGTATGTACCCTCTACAGATATATTTCCTAAAGTGAACCAGATCACTCATCAATGTCCTATTTTGTACCGATTTAATAGTGACGTTAGTCACATTATTAAAATACTTTATACCATAGGCAGGAAATGACTTTTTATTCCTGCCTTATATACAGTAGGGGCGGTAATTGTGATAGCCCCGTACAGTCTCGCTACGGTTACCCTACGCGAGTCCCTAGGACGAGCACTGACTTACCCCTCGCTACGCTGTAGCTTGCTCGGGAGTTACCGTAACCGCTTGTCGTGCCAAGCACGACTTTTAATCGGGTGTAGTCTACCTATAACCCAATGAGATTGTAGGAGACCCAATGGCTGAGAACTCAGCAGATATAGCAAAGCGAATCATCTTAGGATGTGTAGCTGAGGGTATGACCATTGAACAAGCCTGCCTATCGGCTGGCAAGTCTATGAAGACATACGAGTACTACCGACGTACTGACAAGATCTTCTGCGACAAGATTGACCGAACCCGCCTAGGACTAAAGGACAAGCAGTTCGCCGCAGGTGATGTCCACGACATCTCATTTGCCGAGTTCCGTGAACGCTTCCTTAACTCTAAGACCTTCCCACACCAGCAAAACCTAGTGGATATGATCGAAGGCAAAGAACCTTCCTGGCTACATCCTTCGATGAAGTTTGAGCAGGGTCTGGCTAACAACCGTATCCTTATTAACATCCCGCCCAACCACGCCAAGTCCATCACGGTCACCGTAGACTATGTAACTTGGCAGGTTGCCCGTAATCCTAACTTTCGTGTGCTGATTGTCTCTCAGACTCAGCAACTAGCCGCCGACTTTCTCTACGCCATCAAGCAGCGTTTGACTCACCCAATGTATGAGAACCTTCAAAATGCTTATGCTGCTGGCGTAGGGTTTAACTCTAAGTCTGCCTCGTGGCAGGCTACCCGTATCACCTTCGGTGATGAACTACGTGAGTCATCTGAGAAGGACCCGAATATCGAAGCCGTTGGTATCAACGGTCAGATCTACGGTAAGCGTGCCGATATGATTATCGTAGACGATGCTGTAACCTTAAAGAACGCCAATGAGTTTGAACGCCAGATCAAGTGGTTGACACAGGACGTACGTTCTCGTCTAAACCCTACTGGCAAGTTGATTATCATTGGAACCCGTGTGGCAGCCGTAGACCTCTATCGAGAACTACGTAACCCAGACCGCTATCCAGGTGGCTTAGTCCCTTGGAAGTATCTAGCGATGCCAGCCCTGCTGGAAACAGATGAAGACCCTGATAAGTGGGTTACCCTGTGGCCAGCATCCGATGCTCCATTCGATGGGCAAGAAGAATCAGATCTTAATGAGGATGGACTATACCCACGTTGGAATGGTCGTAACCTCTACAACGAACGTCAAGCGATGGATGCATCTACTTGGGCGCTGGTCTACCAGCAACAAGATATTTCAGATGATGCTATCTTTGATCCAGTATGTGTGAGAGGTTCTATTGATGGAATGCGTAAAGCAGGCAGGTTGGTTCCTGGCCACCCTGGTCATCCACGCGATACGAACGGCTTTAGTTTTATTTGTGGTCTTGATCCCGCTATGGTTGGTGATACAGCCGCCGTTTGTTACGCTGTTGATAGGGTTAGCCATAAACGCTATATCGTTGACGCTATTAAAATTACTCGCCCAACGCCTGCTCAGATCCGTCAGTTAATATTTGACTGGACTAGCCTCTATAGTCCTAGTGAATGGATTGTAGAGAAGAATGCTTTTCAGTCGTTTCTTACGCAAGATGAGGGCATCCGTGCCAACCTTGCATCCAGAGGCGTGTTACTGCGAGAGCATCACACGGGTAACAACAAGTGGGACTCAGGTTTCGGTGTTGCGTCTATGTCAACATTGTTTGGCACCAAGCAACACGATGGAAAGCACCACCGCGATAATTTAATTCATATGCCTAGTGACCAAACGGAAAACATTAAGGCAATGATTGAACAGCTCATTACTTGGTCACCTACAACTAAGGGTAAGACCGATATGGTAATGGCTCTGTGGTTCTGTGAGATCCGCGCACGTGAGATGCTCAATCAAGGTATCCACGCTACGCACCATATGAAAAATCCTTTCCTGTCTCGTTACGAACAGGGTAAGAGAACAGTCATTAACATTGATGAACTGCTCGCAGAACAAGAACGTACATTCATCTAAGGAGAAACATTGTTATCAACTAAAGAGGTCGTAGCGAAGGTATCCCGCCTTCAAACACGCTACGCCGCACGTGACCAGAGAATGCGTGACGTTCTCTCAGTGCGTCAAGGTGATATCTCAAAAGTTTATCCAGCAATGTTCTCAGAGGAATACCCAAAGCCTCTAGTTGCTAACTTCGTAGATGTAGCAGCACGTGACTTAGCAGAAGTAATGGCACCGCTTCCATCCTTTAATTGCGCTGCTACCAATATGGTTTCTGACTCTGCACGTAAAGCTGCAGATACACGCACACGTATTGCTAATTACTACGTCTCATCTTCTGAATTACAGATCCAAATGTATACAGGTGCTGACTGGTTCAATACCTACGGTATGTTGCCAGCGATGGTAGAGATGGACTATGAAACCAATAATCCGAGAATACGTCTGCTTAATCCTTTTGGTACTTATCCTGAAATTGATAGATTTGGTCGTACTCTTTCCATCACGCAGGTTATCTCAACGGATGCAGAACAACTAGCTTCTCAGTATCCAGAGTTCTATGACCAGATTATGCCACGTGATGCATTCACACCAGGTTCACCTTATGTATCTTTGGTTCGCTACCACGATGCAGACCAAGACTTAATCTTTATTCCAGAGCGTAAGAACCTAGTTCTATCTAATACACCTAACCCAGTAGGCAAATGCTTAGCACGTGTTGCTATGCGTTCATCTATTGATGGCGAAGCACGTGGACAGTTTGACGATATCTTGTCAGTACAACTTGCTCGTGCTCGCTTTGCAGTATTGCAGATCCAAGCAGCAGAAAAATCTATCCAAGCACCTATTGCTATTCCACAGGATGTGCAAGAACTTGCATTAGGTCCTGATGCGATTATGCGTTCTGCTAACCCACAAGGTATTCGTCGTGTTCCACTAGAACTTCCTAACGGAGTATTCACCGAGTCTGGTGTTCTAGAACGTGAACTACGTACAGGTGCTCGTTACCCAGAAACTCGCTCAGGTAATATTGACGCATCTATCGTCACAGGTCGTGGCGTTCAAGCATTACAAGCTGGCTTTGATACACAGATCAAGGCAGCACAAGCACAGTTTGCTCGTTTGTTTACAGACCTTGTATCTCTCTGCTTTGAAGTAGACGAGAAGATCTTTGGTGATATGACCAAGGAAATCAAGGGAGTAGATGACGGTACTCCATTCAATATGAAGTACATTCCATCCAAGCAAATCGCAGGTAACTTTGGCGTAGATGTTCGTTACGGCATTATGTCTGGTATGGATCCAAACCGTGCAATCATTGCACTACTACAAATGCGTTCAGACAAGCTCGTATCTCGTGACTATGTACGTCGTGAGATCCCAATGGAACTTAATGTTACGCAGGAGGAACAACGTGTTGATATCGAAGAAATGCGCGATTCTTTGCGGGTGGCTGTTGCTCAGTATGCTCAGGCCATTCCAGCGTTGGCAGCGCAAGGTCAAGACCCTAGTGAGATTATCTCCCGTCTTGCACAAGTTATCCAAGGCCGTCAAAAGGGTCTTCAGTTAGAAACAGTTATTGAAAAAGCATTTGCACCTAAAGAACAACCAGCAGCGCCAGAGGCTCCTATGATGCCAGGCGTACCAGGAACTCCAGCAGCAGGTGCGGCCCCCGTACCTGCCTCGCAGCCAACTCCAGAACAAGGCGGAGCGGCCCCTGCTGCTGGTCCAGAACAACGTCCAGATATAGCAACCCTGCTAGCTTCTATTAGCGGCGCAGCATAAACGAGGGAGGTGTAAATATGAACAAAGGATCACGTGCAGCAGCACCTATGTCAAAGCCTGTAGAGGGCAAGAAGGATACCTCAAAGCCAGCAGGCGGTAAGGTATTCTTTGGCTTGATGCCAGCAGGTCGTAAAGGATCAGCAGTAAAGAAGGGCTAAGCAAATTCTAATTAACGGAGGTACTGGGCGTGGATAATAATAACAAGGTTCCACGCTCAGTATACTTCGCTGATTTTTTAGTAGTCCTTGCAGGTTTTGTACATAACATTGCAAGTTCTGTACAAACTGCAACAGAAGAGTTAATGGAGATAGCTGTCTATAACGCTAACCGTAACTCAGAAGTCAATAAGGCTTGGGAACAATTTTCAAACGATTTAGAAAAGATACAGGAGGATACCGATGGCAGATAACGCATTGCAGATAGGCGGTCCAGGAAAATTCTCCGTACGTGAAGACCTACCACCGTCACAAAACTACGGTGATCGTAAGGCAATGGCAGAACAAATTGCAGGTGCGCCAACTACTGGCAAGCCATCTGCACAACCAGTTCCTGCTAGTGATATTAAGCAAGCAGTTAAGGCAGAACCATTGGTTGGAATGTTTGCTCCAACACAACGCCCTAACGAAGATATTATGACTATTGCTGGTCCACCAAAGCCAGCCGAAGGTAAGTTGTCAGATACACTTGCAGCATTACTTCCATACGATACAACTGGAGAAGTTTCCGTTCTCTATCAGATGGCTTTATCTAGAGGTCAGTAGTGGGATCAACTTCCAATAACCTTAAAGCTATCTCTGCTCAGGCTGGATTAACTCCAGAACAACAGCAGCAGATCAATGGATACGTTAAAGCCGTAGATACACATCAGAAGTTGTCATCTCTTCCAGCAGACGTTGCTAAGAAGGAGTATGCAAAACTAACTCCTGAGCAACAGAAGTCTTTGAAGGACAACTTTGGCAACGTAGAACAAAAGCGTGGATGGCTAGGAACAGCACTTCACTACACAGTAGAGCCAGTGTTTAACACTATTGCCGCTCCTGTGAAGTTAGCATTTAAGGGCGTTCAAGAACTTTCAGATTTAACTACACGTGCTTATCGCACAGCAGCTATCGCACTTGACCAGAATGTCAACATTGGTAAGGCGTGGACTACAGCAAACGATAAGGGCGATAAGGTCTTTAGTCCATCACGTATGGCTGAGGCAACAAGAATTTTTGGTTCAGGTTATATGTCTGTGGCACAAAAGGTCGCAGAAGGTATGACACTAGATCAGGTTATTGCAACTGGTACTGAAGAAGAAAAACTAATTGCATCTAAGGCTGCACAAAAGCAGGATCCTTTATTCCAAGATGCACTAGATGCAGCACAGGCTGCTAAGTATTCTCCAGGTCGTGCTCTTGCTAACGCACTACTTCCTCAGAAGTGGGAAGGATCAGGTGCTGCATACAAGGCAATCTCTGGTCTTGGTGATGCAGCGTTTCGTGTATTCCTAGATCCAACTCTTATGCTTGGTAAAGCCAAGAAGACATATGACATTGGAAAGTATGCGCTAGATAATATCGTTGGCGATGCAGGAAATGTACAAAAGGCATTTCAAACAGCAAGCGTACAACGATTTGATACAGCCTATGTTGGAGCGTTGAAGAATTATTCAGCAGCTCGCAAGGCAATCAAAGAAGGAACTGTAGATCCAAAGGCTTTAGTAGAAGCATCTATTCAACTCAAGCGCATTGCACCAGAGTTTGGTGATGATGTTATTGAGGCTATGCTTAAAGAAGGCGTAGTCGAAGCAGGAACTATGAAGAACTTTCTTGCCAATAGCGAAGACGCATTGCGTACTCTCAAGGGTCAAGCAGGTCGTCAGGTTCAGTTGCTTCCACGTATGGACTTAGCACGTCAAACTCGTATCGCAGCATTGACTACTGGTAACAAAGTTCTTCGCTTTGACCAATCAGGTCGTCGCATTAGCCGTGAAGTGTTCAGTGACCAGACCAGCATTGGTGGCATTGAAGCACAACTAGCAGCACGAACAAAGTTTATTGATACACGCACAGGTGAGGCAGCAACTGCTAATACTCCACAGGAGTTCTTGAAGCAGGTTGAGAAGAGCATCATTGGTGAGGTTGAGCGCAAGACTGCAAAACTTCGTGCAGATGGTGCATTCCGTATGCCACTGGATTATGTCCAAGATCGCATTGACCGCTTTGCATCTAAGTTTACAAAGGTTCCATTTTTCCGTGATAACTTCTTTGACCCTAACGCAGTAGATTCTGCTGAGAAGGTCTATCAGTTAGCACGTCTTGCTAATACTCGTTACAACTCACGCCTGTTTGCAGAAGCATTCAAGGCTGGAGATGAAGCACAGAAGCGTCAGATTATGATGGGTGTCTTCAATACAGTAGCTGAGATCCGCGGACTTAACAAAGTTCCTGGTGGCAAGAACATCCTAGACGATTTGGCTAACTCATCACGTGAGCAACTTTTTGCTCCACGTATCCTAGTTCGTGATGCTAAAGGTAAGCCAGTTCTTAATGATGATGGTACCTATCGCTACTTTGAACCATCTAACTTTAACGATCAACAGTTTGCTATCTTTGATTTCCAACTAGCATCTGGTATGAGCGTTCCTAAGATTACAGATCTTGATGGAGTCGTTGACCGCTACCAAGTAGCAAGCAAGTTAATGAATTGGTCACACTCTAAGTGGGCTGAGAATCTAACATCTGCTTGGTCATTCTTAACTCTTGCTGGTCCTCGCTTTGCTGTACGTAACTCTATTGAAGACCTAATGGTTCACCTTGCTGTAGGCGATGGTGCTTGGGGATTAGTCGCAAGCAAGCGTCTATCTACTAAGCTACGCCTTGGTCAAGGTGGCGAAACTCTAGGTGTTATCAACAAACTCGTTAAGCGTTCAGATCGTGAACTCTACGCTGCAAAGATAAAAGATGCTAAGACCGTACAAGATGCTCGCAAGGTTATGGCAGATGCTGTTATGGCAGATAAGTACCTTGGTAAGTTAGATCCAGATGCACGTGCAATCATTGCTGAAATGGCAGAGTTTGGTGCTATTGATGATCTACTTGCAGGCGTTGCAGAAGGTGGCAAGAAGGGCATCACTGGTGCAGACCACTGGACAGATGCACTTCGTAGCGTAGATAAGTACGGTACATCTCGTGAATATAAGATTGATGGCGTTACATATGCCAAGCAAAGCGGTGGAAACTACCGTGAGTATTCTCCAATTAGTGCAGAAGGTCGTATTGCTTGGGTAACAAGCATTGCTGCAATCGGTAATGACCCATTGGGTTCTATTGCACTTCGCTATATTGAGAATCCTGTTTACGCTAAGAAGGCTATCGCTGACTTTATTAACTCTCCAGAGTATGCAGCACAGAAGGCTCGCTATCAACTGTATCGTCCAGGCAATAACGCTGACGTTGCAGTTCACGCTGAGAATGTATACGCAGCTACTCGCAATCTATTTGTTAACAGCCAAGATGTACTTAACCAAAAGTTACTCAAGCAGGTTCGTATTCGTACACCTGAAGGTGGCATCAAAGTTAATACTCGTGACTTAGGTATTGATGATCTACCAAAGTTAGCAGAAGATGCACCACAGTTTGTATCTGGTCCAAGCATTATGCCTATCGCAGATGGTAATCCTGCTGGCAAAATCGTAGGAAAGCACTGGGATTGGGTTGGCGAGATGAATGCTCGCTGGTCACGTGAGCCAATGGTTCTCTCTGCTGCTATTGATATGCGTAAGCGTTGGAAATCAGGCGGTCTAGAAGAGCGTTATATGAAGATGCTTACAGATCCTATCCGCAATAACTCTAAGTTGACTGCTGCTGAGAAGGAAGTCTTAATCAAAGACGCTGAACTCAAAGGTAAAGTCAAGATTATTGAGATGACTCAGGACCTTGCTAAAGAGCGAGTGCTTGCATATGTAGATAATCCAGAGGTTCGTACACAGTTAGCATTCACAATGCGTAACTTTGCTCGTTACTATCGTGCAACTGAAGACTTTTATCGCCGTGCGTTGCGTGGAGTTCGCTATAACCCAGAGTCAATCGCACGTATGTCATTGACTTATGAGGGTGTATCACACTCTGGCTTCGTTCAGAAGGACGATCAGGGTGAGGCTTACTTCATCTATCCAGGAATGCAGCCAGTTTACGCAGCAATGTCTAAACTTGCTACAGCATTTGGTATTAAAGGCGCATTTGTTGCACCTATGCCAGTGGAATTTGGTGCAAAGCTCAATATGATTTCACCATCTATGAATCCAGACTCGTTGTTCCCAACATTTTCTGGTCCATTGGCAGCATTGCCAGTCAAGATGATGTACGAGTTGATTCCATCTCTGAAAGAATCAGAGAAGTACCTATTTGGTACCTATGGAGAAGACCAACCAATCATTAACGCTATCCTTCCAGCGCACATCAACCGTGCAATGGCAGCATTAAACAAGGATGAGCGTGATTCACAATACGCATCAGCTTTCCGTAAGGCAGTTACCTATCTAGAGGCTACTGGTCACGGGTTAAAGATTACAAAGGATGCACAGGGCAACGATATTCCACCAACTCCTGGTGAGTTAGAGGAATATCAGGACAAGTTGAAGTCAACAACCCAGACAGTATTGGGTATGCGCTTCTTCAGCGCCTTGGTATTGCCAGCATCACCTACAGTTCAGCTCAAGTCTGAGATGGCTGGATGGGTTCGTGATAACGAACGTACAAGTTTCAAGCAAGTATTCTCTAACCTAGTTACTGAGTACAACGGTGACTATACCCGTGCTACTGAGGAATGGATCAAACTATTCCCAAAGCAGATGCCATATACAGTCTCTGAATCTAAGAAGAACACAGTTGCTGTTATCAAGTATGGCGAGGCAGCAGGTAACTGGGTAGATAACAACACTGAACTGCTTAAGAAGTACCCAGAAGCGGCAGCATTCTTGATTCCAAACATTGGCAAGTTCAGTTATGACTCTTACAAGACAATGATGAACGAAGGCTTCCTTGACAAGAAGCAGGTCGGTGATTTCCTACGTGAGACACAGATTGCTACTGACAAGCAGTATTACTTCCAGCAACGCAAAGATTATATGGAAGCTCTTGCATCTACAGCATCAACAGATCAAAAGCGTATGATTAACGATAAGTGGGATTCTTGGTCTAAACAGTTTATGTCTGTTCGACCACAACTACAGACAGAGTTTGCATCAGGCGGTGCAAGTGATGTGCGTCGTGGCATAGCATTAGATGATCTTCGTCGTATGCTTACAACTGAAAAGAATCTTCCAAAGACAAAGACTGTTACAGTGCTTCGTCAGATGCTTCAATCTTATGACAACTTCAGCGCACAGTTCTCATCTATTACAGATAGAACAGATGCAGCACAGGATCGTAAGAATGCTCTTCAAGCAGGTGCTAAGGCTCAGCTACAAGAGTTAGCTAATAGCAATCCAAATACTAAATCAGCATATGATGTTTTGTTTGCATCATTGATCGGAGACTAAAGTGCCAGTAGGTAAAAGTAGTGGTGTAGGCAAGGTTACTAAGCAGCAACCTGCTGCTGGAACAGCAGATGCCACAACATCTGGCGGCTGGAGTAGTGGTGGTATTGGTGATGTTTCATACATCACTTCAAGTATTCCTACTGCAGCAAACCCAAACAATGTAGAAAAGACTACTCAGAAAGAACTTATCCGTAAGTTCCTAGAGATGTCACCACAAGAACGCATTGGCATTGGTAATCGTCTCAAGTCTGCTGGATATAGCATTGGAGCATTGACTGGTCAGGCTACTAAAGATCTTCGTAACGCCTATCTCAAGGCTTATGACGACCTTAATCAAGAAATCCTTATTGGTCAGCAACTAGATTTCAACACCTTCCTTTCTCGTGAAGCAGGTGCAGGTGCTGGTACAGGTGCTGGTCCACGTAAGCCATATACACAGGCAGAAGAGATTAACGATACTGCTGCTAAGACTTTGATTGATGGAATTGTTAAGAGCCTTACTGGTCGTCCTACAGCAACTCCAGATGAGGTTGCTAAATATACAGCGATGATTCGTGCTCAACAGAAGAAGAACCCATTGGTTACTACATACACAACCAGCGGAAGTCAGACTACTGGGTCAAAGACTACTGGTGGTTTTGGTGCTCAAGAAGCACAGCAATTCTTAATTGACAAAATTTCACAAGGTGATGAAGCCAAGGCAACTCGTGCTTTGGATGCATACTCAACCGTAGTAGGTATGTTTGGAGGGTTGCGCTAATGGCATTACAACCAACACAAACAAATCTAGAACAACGCCTGCGTATGCAGTTATTACGTGACAAGGCAAGCCTTGAAACAAAGAAGAGCAGCAAGCAAATAGCATTAGACATTTCTACAGATCCTAAAGCATCTGCTGCACGTCGTGCTGAGTTCAGAGCCAAGTATGAAAAACTTGTTAAAGAAGTATCTGATCTTGAAGATAAGATTGATAGCACTACAAAAGAAGTTAATAAAGCTAAGGCTAGCAAGAATTTAGATAAATATGACAAGGTAGAAGGTCAACAAAAGATTGCTGATATTAAAGAGCAATATGGTCTTTTAGCAGAAGCCTATAAACTCGATCAGGATCCTGGAATTAAGACAAAGATTGATAGTCTTATTCAAGACTACAAAGATGTCTCTACTAGCATAAGTGGACGGCCTATCTCACTTGCTGCTGCAAGAACAGAACTTACAAAGGTTGTACCTACGTTTGGTTCACCTACAAAGGTAGGTTCTCCAGATATTGCACCTGCTGGTCCTACAGGAACTCCAGCACAAAAGCCAAAGGTAACCACTGGTGGTACAACTGGAGGAACTACAGGTGGCACCACAGGCGGTGCAACAGGTGGTATTGCTCCAATTATAGGTACAGGACAAGCAGCACCATCTACATTTAATGTAGGAACATTCCGTGCTGCAGATGAAGCATCTATGGCTAAGGCAGCGGGTGTAACTCCAGGATCCGTTGTTGCTAAATACGATGCACTTCTTGCTAAGGTGCAAGCAGACTATAGCCTTCCAGATATTATCTTTAGTAATGTTAAGTCGCTAGGAGATATTCTCAACAAGTATGTCAATGGAAAGATTGACCTTGACCAGTTCAAGCAAGAAGTTGCTAAGGATCCTTGGTATCGCCAAAACTCTACTGAGATTAAGGCTCGTTACCTACAAAAGTTTAACTATGACGATCTAGTCAAATCTGGTCAGGCTAAGGGAACCACTGACTATGAGATGCAGATTGCCAAGATTACTCGTAACCTGCAAGCAAAGGCACGTGAACTAGGTTCTGCCATTGATGAAGGTCAAGCAAAGCTCATTGCTGAAGATCTATATATTCATAATCAGGATGCAGATGAGGCAGTAATTGCTCGTCGTCTTGCTACTGGTATTCGTCCTATTGCTGGAATGATTGCTGGAAAGATCACAGAAGATTACAGTGGTCAAGCACTCCAGAACTACCAAGGACTTCAAGCACTTGCTAAGCAAAATGGATTTAGGTTAGAAGATATCCTTCCACGTGATGCTGCTGGTAAGCCAATGACAGCACAGGGAACATTACAGGCTTTAGCATTGGGAGAAATAGACCCAACTCGTATTGCACAAGATGTTCGCAAACTTGCAGCTATTGGTCAACCACAATTTGTACGCGACTTACTTGGTCAAGGTGTTAACCTAGAAGATATTTATGCTCCATACAAGAAGACTATGGCTAATGTTTTAGAACTAGACCCAGGTCAAATTGATCTTAATGATCCAACGCTTCGTATGGCTATCAATGAAAAGGGCGATATGAACCTTTACGATTATTCAAAGATGTTGCGTCAGGATTCTCGCTGGCAGTACACAGGTGATGCACGTGAAAAGGTATCAGATGGCGCTCTTACGGTTCTTCGTAACTTCGGATTTCAGGGGTAAATAATGGCTAATTACAATTCAGATGTAATGCAACTTGATGAAGGGTCTACTGGCGCACCACGAGTTTCTGGTCCACGTAGCACTCCACTTACAGAAGAACAACTTGCTAAATTACTAGAAGAAGAAAATGCCAAATATGATCCAGTAACTGGTATGCCTTTAGATCTTCTTACAAGCGATATTCCAGAGATTCGTCAATCTTTTACTAAGCCAGGATTTACACCTGGGCCATATCCTAAAGAGTTTGAAAAGTTCTTTGGTGCTGCAGATCCTAATATGCTCGGCTATAAGATTATTACTAATGCTGATGGAAGCAAGCAATTAGAAGTTCAAACAGGGCCTAATTCAAGTCAAACATTTGGTGCTCCAATTAAGGTTAGTGCTGAGGGTGGAGTATCTTTATTTAATACACCAACTTTAGGAAGTGGAACAACATCTACTACCACAAGTTCTTCAACAAGTAATCTTTATCCACCAGGATCAGATGCAGCTAAGGCTTGGGATTCACGTAAATCTGCTTATGATTTGTTATACGAAGAGTTTAATAAATATGGACTTGGTTCATTAGTAACACCGCTAAAAGATCTCATTACATCAGGAGTGTCTCCATCAGAATTTACACTTCGTTTGCGTGAAACAGATGCATACAAGAAGCGTTTTTCAGCTAATGAGGCTCGCATTAAGAATGGTCTTCGTGCTCTATCTGAATTTGAATACATCACGAAAGAAGATGCTTACCAAGAGGTAATGCGCCGTAGGGGTTTACCACCAGAGTATTATGCAAAAGGTGACCTTGGTGTTCAAAAGGGATTTGATGCACTTATTTCTGGAGACGTATCTTCTACCGAATTAGAAGATCGTATTGTTACAGCACAAGATCGTGTGCTTAATGCCAACCCAGAGATTGCTAAGACACTCAAAGAATTCTATCCAGGTATCTCCAATGGAGATATTTTGGCTTATGCACTAGATCCCGCTAACGCTATCAACGCTATCAAGCGTAAGATTACTGCTGCTGAAATTGGAACTGCTGCTAAGGCAGAGGGACTAACTAGCGGATTAAGCCGTGCTGAGGAACTGGCAGCAATGGGTATCACTGGTGCCGCAGCGCAACAGGGTTACCAAACAATCGCTGGCATAACACCACGTGCTGGTCAGTTAGCAGATATTTACAAGCAATCTCCATATACACAGCAAACAGCAGAAGCTGAAGTCTTTGGACTTGCTGGATCTTCTGAGGCTGTAAGACAGCGTAAGAAGTTAACACAACTAGAAACTGCAGCCTTCCAAGGAAGTGCAGGAGCTGGAGCAATCGCCAGAGATCGTGCTGGCGTACTATAAATAAAGCCTGCCAATGGAACGACTGGTCCGTTGGAGTGATAACAAAACCAGTAGCAAGAGCCACACCACTTACCCCAAGGTGACTGTGAGGCTTGCGTCAAACTAACAAGAATGGGAGAAGGACCTATGTCCAACTATGACTACGAGGACGATGACTTCAATTATGAAGACAGCGGAAATGACCTTGTAAAACAACTGCGTAAGGCTACTAAGCAAAAAGACAAAGAACTGGCTGAACTAAAGGCACAGTTTGAAACTCTTAATAAAACGCAAAGAGAACGAGCAATCAAAGATGCCCTCGAAAGTCGCGGGGTAAATAGCAAAATTGCTTCATTTATCCCACAGGACATTGACCCAACTGAGGAGTCTGTGTCTAAATGGTTAGCAGATTATGCCGATGTATTCGGTATTGAAACTAATCAAAACCAGGCAACACCTAATGTAGATCCAGCCCAAGCTGCTGCATATAAGCGTATGACTAATGCTGTCGAATCAGGAGCTTCTCCTGAACACAACGACAACATTATGCAACGCCTAATGAATGCAAACAGCAAGGAAGAACTGGATGAAGTCATTAGATTGTCTGGACTCTAATCCGATCCTAAAACAGAAAGGCTAGACCACAAATGGCTATCCCAACAGGTACCCCTACCACCACGTCTAGCATCAGCGCACTCGTAACTGCAGCATACGATCAGTATGTAAGAATGGCACTTCGTTCCATTCCAGTTATGCGTTCACTAGCTGATGTTAAGCCAGTGCAACAGGCAATGCCAGGATCATCAGTTGTTTTCTCAATCTACTCAGATTTGGCACAAGCTACTTCTACATTGAGCGAAGCATCAGATGTTTCAAGCATTGCACTAGGTAACCCATCACAGGTTACAGTAACACTGAACGAATACGGTTCAGCAGTTACAACAACAAAGAAGTTAAACCTAACTTCATTCAACGATGTTGATTCAGCTCTTGCTGACATCATCGCATACAACGCAGCAGATTCTATTGACAACGTTGTAGGTCAGGTCCTCTCAGCAGGAACTAACGTGATCTACTCAAACGGTCCTTCAGGTTCTGCACCAACATCATCTGCAGGTGTTCTACCTGTAGATACAATGACAGTTGCAGATATCCGCAACGCTGTAGTATCACTTCGCACAAACAAGGCATTGCCTCGTATGGGCGAACTATACGCTGCATACCTACACCCACGTCAGTCAGCCGATCTTCGCGCTGAAACTGGTACAGGTGGATTCCAGGAGCTAACAAAGTACGTTGAGCGTACACCGTTCGTTGCTGGTGCAGTAGGCGTTATCGAAGGTGCATTCATCGTTGAGACACCACGTGTCCTAAACGGTGCTGTACAGTCAAACGGCCTTATCTCAACAACAGTTGGTACAGCAATCACTAACGTTGCAGCTGACGGAACAAACGCAACAATCACAACATCAACCGCACACGGTATTGGTGTTGGACAGGTTGTTACAATCGCTTCATCTAACGCGTTGTTCAACGGAACCTTCACAACCATCTCTGGTACAACAGGTTCAACAATCAAGTACGCTCTTGCTCAGACAGTTTCATCTGTTGCAGCAACAGGTACAGTTACATTCACCAATAACTACCGCGCAATCGTCGCTGGTCGTGAAGCATTGGCTGAAGCACAGGCAGCAGACATCTCAACCGTTATCGGTCCAGAGATTGATGCGCTACGTCGTTTCCGCACAATTGGTTGGTACTACTTCGGAGGCTTTGCTCGCCTTCGTGAAGCTGCTCTCTATCGCATTGAGTCAGCAGCAACAAACGGATAATTCCCGTTATTGCTCGGCAGGGGGTAGGGAAACCTACCCTCTGTCACTTATGAAAGGTTGGATATGCCATACACATTAACAACACCGTACCAGTGGCAAACCTGGGGCGCAGGTAGTGGAGAGTTCACTCCATACTCACGCCTAGCAGGTCGTCGTTTAATCGGTGGAACTATTGATGGTGATATCGCACCTAGTATGACAGACATCCCACGAGGTCAAACATTGCTAGTAACTGGATCTAATGTTGCTATCAATATGACTCCAAGCCAAGATGACTTGGCTGCTTGTGACTATTACTTCCTCGGTGGTCACGAGTACGTCATTGGAGATCAGCAAGCAGCAGTGCTTACTGCAGCAGGATATGGAAGTTGGTTAACTCCAGTATGAGTTTACATAGACGCACCACGCATCCAGAGTATGTCGAAGGTTGCTTTGGTTGCAAGATAGGCGAACTAGAGTTGAGTGTAGGTGTGGCTAACCACAGAGGTATACCTACAGCTAAGCAACACGATAAGGAACTACAGTCTTATTATGATGCTACGAAGCAAGGTATAGAACCACGTTCAACAAAAAAGATAGACATAGATGCAGCAGTTCAACTTTCCAACGAGGCTGGTAAAGCCTTCGATGGTATCTCAATGACATTTAAGGAGTAGCAATGAAGAATTCAGAAAACGGAATGATGGATGATATGGGTATGGAAGAAGATCTAATGCCTTATCCAGCTCCAGACAAGCAGTATCCAGGCGCAGCAAAGTATTCATCTTATGAATCAATCCAAACAGGAGCAATGGGAAAGGCGGCAAAGTAATGGCAACAGCAAAGAAGAAGTGCAAGTCTTGCGGTAAAGGTTGTGGTCACTAATGAAGAAGGCTAAAGCACACCCAGGATTCAAAGCAGTTCAGAAGAAGATCGCAGCAAAACAAGGCGTAGGTATGGAACGTGCTGGCGCAATCCTTGCTGCAGGTGCTCGTAAGGCATCTAAGAAGGCTGTTAAAGCCAACCCAAACTTGAAGAAGGTTTCTGGTATGAACCGTAAGAAGGGAATGTAACAATGGCCGTAAAGAAGTCTAAGAAGTGTAAGTCTTGCGGTAAGAACTGTGGTTGCTAATGAAAAAAGCAAAGCCAAAGACTAAAGAAGCAAAGGTAATGCACGAGTTCAAAGCTGGAACTCTTCACTCTGGCAAGGGTGGTCCAGTAGTTAAATCTCGTAAGCAAGCAATCGCTATTGCTTTGTCAGAAGTTGGTAAATCAAAGGCTAAGACAAAGAAAATGGGAAAGAAGAAGTAGATGGCAAAGTCTCCAGCGTGGCAGAGAGCAGAAGGTAAGAACCCAAAGGGTGGCCTGAATGCAAAAGGTCGTGCCTCTGCCAAAGCGCAGGGGATGAACCTCAAGCCTCCAGTCAAGAAGGCTGAGGCTGCTAAGTCTCCAAAATCTGCAGCAAGACGTAAGTCTTTCTGTGGTCGTATGTGTGGGATGAAAGCCAAAAATACTTCTAGCAAAACAGCTAGAGATCCAAACTCAAGAATAAACAAGTCATTACGTGCTTGGGATTGTAGTTGTAAATGAAAAAGAAAACAGCATTCTGGGATAAACCTAATCCTAAAGAGAAGTCAAAGAAGTTAACGCCAGCACAAAAGACTGCGGCGAAGGCACGGGCTAAGGCAGCAGGGCGACCTTATCCAAATCTAGTAGATAACGCAGCAGCATCTCGTAAAAAGAAAAAGTGAGGTAAATAGGTGGCACTAGGACAATACGGTACAACGCTATTAGATGAACTGAATCGTCTGGCTAATGGTGGCACCTATAGAGCACCAGGAGCGATGGTTGGCGAAGCCCTTGCTGCAAAGCAATGGGCAACCCAACGTTCAGTATCAACAAACTTAACAGACACAGTGGGAGTTCTAAATGCGATTGCGGGTACGTCTACTACTAATCGTCTTGATTACAATGGCGTATGCAATCTCATCGCTGGTACTTTTGAACTACCTGCAGCACAAGCTCTCAGAGCGGTGTCATCTTGAGTGCTAAATACAACTTGGTTTGCGACCAAGCAACTACATTTAATTTTCAGTTCCAGATTCTCAACGACAATACTCCTTGGAATCTAACGAACTATGATGTTGTAATGACAGTACGACCATTCGTTGGTGCGTCTACTACAACTGTAGTGGCAACCAATGACAATGGGCGTATCGTTGTTGATGGACCTAATGGTCGCATTACAGTAACTATTGATGCAGTAACTACTGGCAACATTGCAGCAGGTCGTTACTCATATGATTTAGTAGTAGATTCAGGTAGCGTAATCACACGCATACTTGAAGGTAAATTTGTGGTGACAGGAGCCGTAACAATATGACAACTGTAATCGTTATTGAAAATATCACACCACAAGTAGCGGTAGAATTCTCACAGGACCAAGGCCCACAAGGATCTCCAGGTAATACTGGACCAACAGGACCTACTGGTCCTGCGGGAGCAACTGGACCAACAGGTGCTACAGGTGTACAAGGTGTCACTGGTGCCACTGGTCCGACGGGAGTAACAGGTGATGTGGGAATTACTGGACCGATTGGCGCGACGGGTGCCACGGGTCCTATTGGAGCCACGGGTAACACAGGACCTACAGGTGTTACGGGCGCAACGGGAGTTACAGGTCCGATTGGACCTCAAGGAGTTACAGGAAGCATCGGACCGACTGGACCAGTTGGTGCCACGGGTTCCGTAGGTGTTACTGGAGTTACTGGCCCTATTGGTGCCACTGGTAATGTTGGGCCTACTGGTCCTATTGGAGCAACTGGAAGCACTGGACCTATTGGAGCAACAGGACCTATCGGTCCTACAGGACCAATAGGAGCAACTGGTCCTACAGGTGCAGCAAGCACTGTTCCAGGTCCTACGGGCGCTACAGGCCCTACTGGACCTACTGGAGCAGATGGTCAGTCAGCTAGTTATTATGATTATTTAGCCAATACAACAGCAACAAGTGGTGATCCTGGCAATGGATATTTATTATGGAACAACGCAACTCAGACCTCAGCAACTAGTATTACTATTGACCATATCAACGCTGACAATGTAGACATAGATGTATTCCTAACGCTTCTTTCTGTTGGCGATGTTCTTATTATTCAAGATAAAACCAATTCTGCTAATTTCCAAAAGTGGGAAGTTTCAGGAACAATTACTATTGTAGCTAATAACTACGTTACAGCTCCAGTAACATTGGTATCTTCTGGTGGAACTGGAACAACAGGTTTTGCTAACAATGCAACAATTATTCTTGCTATCGTTAGTGCAGGTGTTGTTGGACCTACAGGTCCAATCGGTGCTACAGGTCCTACAGGATCTACTGGTCCAGCAGGAGCCACTGGTCCTATCGGTGCTACTGGTCCCACAGGACCACAAGGTGTAACAGGTGATCTTGGTCCAGCAGGAGCAACTGGTCCTGCGGGTGCTACTGGTCCTATCGGTGCAACAGGTGCAACAGGACCTGCTGGTACAAATGGAACAGTTGGTGTAACAGGTGCCACAGGTCCAGCAGGAACAGCAGGCGCTGTTGGCGCTACAGGTCCAGTAGGTGCCACTGGTCCAATAGGTGCCACAGGACCTGCTGGTGCTACAGGACCACAGGGTGTAACTGGTTCGACTGGTCCGTCTGGTGATCCAGGACTGGTCATTAACTCTCAGACAGTTTCATATACGTTGGTTCTAACCGATGCAAGCAAGTTGGTTGAAATTAACTCAGCATCTGCAAACAATTTAACAGTCCCATTGAACTCAACAGTAGCCTATCCAGTAGGTACTCAGATCAGCCTTCTTCAAGTAGGTGCAGGTCAGATGACTGTAGTAGCAACTGGTGGTGTAACAATCAACGCTACCCCTGGTTTGAAACTACGTGCTCAATGGTCTTCTGCGACACTCATTAAACGCGCAACTGATACTTGGGTACTGGTTGGAGATCTTTCAGCGTAAGATTCTCCTATGAGATTCCACGTTATCAGTCTGCCTCACACGCAGACAACCAAAGATTATGTCAACTGCGCCTATACAGAAAAGGTACGCCGATTTTGTATAATGATGAAAGGGTTAGGCCATACGGTCTACCTTTATGCTGGTGAGGAAAATGAAGCTCCTTGTGATGAGTTAATTACTTGCATCACAAATGAGCAACGAGAAGAAGCATTAGATGGCAAGCACTACACAGAAGCTGCCTTTGATTCTAACCTTCCGCATTGGCAGATCTTCAATGGCAATGCTATCAAAGAACTTGAGAAGCGTTTAGAGAAGAAAGACTTTATTTGTGTTATTGGTGGTGCCTCACAAAAATCAATCGCTGATGCATATCCAGCACACATAACAGTAGAGTTTGGTGTTGGTTACGGTGGAATCTTTAGTCCATACAAAGTCTTTGAATCATACGCTTGGATGCATAGCATCTATGCAATGTTCAAGAATCCAACAATGGTAGATGGTAACTTCTACGATGCTGTAATTCCAGGATACTTAGAACCTGAGATGTTCCCATTGCAGGAAAAGAAAGAAGATTATTACCTCTACGTAGGACGTATGGTAGATCGTAAAGGTCTAGTCATTGCTCAGCACGTATGTAAGGAACTAGGACTCAAGCTCATTATGGCTGGTCCTGGTAAAGATCCAAAGATCGAATATGGCGAATGGGTAGGACCAGTTGGTCCTGAAGAACGAGCGAAGTTAATGGGCGGTGCTATCGCTCTCTTTGCTCCAACACTATATATAGAACCTTTCGGTAATGTTGTTATCGAAGCACAGACCTGTGGAACTCCAACGATTACCACAGACTGGGGAGCATTTACAGAGACTAATCCACAAGGTATTACTGGATACCGTTGCAGAAATGCAATGGAGTTTGCAGTAGCTACAGAGTGGGTTAAGGACTTGGACCCAGTAGCAATACATAAGCGAGCAGTATCTCTTTATTCACTAGATGCTATCGCACCACAGTATGAACAATACTTTGCACGACTGCTAACTCTATGGGGAGATGGCTGGTATGAGAGGAAATAATGCCAACACTGAACGAACTGGTAGATGAAGTAAAGGCTAACCTACAAGGTTATTCACTACGTCAAGACCGCATTACCTATGTTGCTAACCCAAGTGGTCTATCAACTACTAGCACACAGATCACTGTTGGCTCATCTTCTAACCTAGCCAAAGGTCTTATTGAAATTGATGACGAACTCATCTGGATTGATTCCTTTGATAAGGCAAATAACAACCTTAACGTAGTACCAGGATTTGGTCGTGGCTTCCAAGGAACTACAGCTTCGCCTCACGCACAGTATGCTCAAGTAACTTTATCTCCAACCTTCCCACGTAACAATATCAAGAAGGCTATTAACGATACGATCAATAGTTTCTATCCTAAGCTCTGGATTGCTAACTCATACACCTTTACCTTTAACGCATCTCAGACTACATACCCATTGCCTGATGATTGCGAAGATATCTTGTTTATCTCGTGGCAGACTACTGGCTCTAGCCAAGAATGGCTCCCAGTAAACCGCTGGCGCTTAGATGGTATGGCAAACGCTGCCACCTTTAATACACAGAATACGATCAATATCTATGAGAACGTACAACCTGGTCGTACAATTCAAGTTTGGTATACCGCAACGCCGAACACTCTTGACGCAAACACAGATGATTTTGCTGACGTTACTGGCTTACCAGATTCTTGTAAGGATGTTGTCGTACTCGGCGCAGCATACAAACTATTGTCTTACCTTGACGCTGGACGAATCAATCTCTCTTCAGCTGAGGCAGATCTAAATGACTCTAAGATTCCTTCATCTGCTGGCGTTGCCGCATCTCGTTACATCTTTGCTCTCTATCAACAGCGTCTTAATGAAGAAGCATTGAAGTTAGCTGACAAGTATCCAATCCGTATTCACTACACCCGATAAGGAAAACCAATGACACGTAAATACTCAAGCATCAGCGTTCAGACAACGCTAGCCTCTGGTATCTCAAACTCTGCCTCATCTATGACTGTGGCTACTGGTACTGGTGCAGCCCTTCTCGGTGGTGTGACTTTGGCATCTGGCAATATTGACACCTTCTCGGTAGCCATTGACCCAGATACTCAGAACGAAGAAATTGTCTTTATTACCGCTAACTCTAGCGATACCTTTACTATCCTTCGTGGTCAATCAGGCACTAGCGCAATTACTCATTCAGGCGGTGCAACAGTAAAACACGTTTTTGTATCAGAAGCTCTTAATGCTTTTGAAGCAGGACTCAATGAGACTATTCCTTTGAATGCACAAACTGGTACAACTTACACACTAACAGCAAATGATGCTGGTCAATTAGTAACTCTATCTAACGCTTCAGGAATTACTTTAACAGTGCCAACTAATGCTTCAGTTCCATTTGCTATTGGAACTCAGATAACCATTACTCAGGCAAACTCAGGTCAAGTAACTGTTGCTGGTGCCGTTGGAGTTACAGTGTCTTCAGCAGACAATTTTCTTAAACTAAGAACTCAGTGGTCTGCTGGAACTCTTATTAAAACAAATACAAACTCTTGGATCCTGATTGGAGATATCAGCGCCTAATGAGAATCCTAGGAACAGTAGCATCTTCATCACGTGAAGTGCCTAATGCTCCAACCATTGGTACAGCTACCGACGTTGGAACAGGTCGTGCGTATAACAATGGTGCTGCAACTGTAACATTTACAGCACCTACATTTGATGGTGGTTTACCAATCACATCTTATACAGTTACTTCTAGCCCTGGTGGATTTACAGCATCAGGTGCTTCATCTCCATTAACAGTAACTGGTCTTGCCTCAAGTACTTCATATACATTTACAGTAACTGCCACTAACTCTCGTGGTACAGGTGCTGCATCTTCTGCCTCTAACAGCATTACTGCAACCACTGTTCCACAAGCTCCAACTATTGGTGCAGCAGCAGATGGTGGTACAGGCAGTACAGCAACTGTTGCATATACAGCAGGTGCTACAGGTGGTAAGGCAGTGTCTACGTACACAGCAACTTCATCTCCTGGATCACTAACAGGAACAGGTGCAAGTCCAATTACTGTATCTGGTCTTACTACTGGAACTGCCTATACATTTACAGTTACAGCAACTAATGCCAATGGAACATCTGCTGCATCTAGTGCATCTAACTCTGTAACTCCAGCAAGCCCAAGTTCATTTGAGTCTATTGCAACGGTAACTGGTACAGGGTCTTCTAATACTGTTACATTTAGTTCTATTCCAGGAACCTATAAATCATTACAAATTCGTTGTAATGTATTAACAACAACAGATGCTGATGCTGGATTAAGAATAAGAGTAAATGGTGATACAGGTTCTAATTACAGTTATCATTATTTACAAAAATCTGGCGGTGGTGCAGTAACTGCGGCAGGTGCTGCTTCGCAAAGCACTATTGTTGTTGGTGGCAGTGACTTGCTTTCAACATACCCTTGTACTTCGTTAATAGATATAGTTGATTATGCCTCAACTTCTAAAAATAAAACATTAAGAATGATGACTGGTATGTCATCAAATGGAACATTTAACGAAACACTTGCTATATCAAGCGGTGCGTGGCTTAACACATCAGCAGTTACTTCAATTACTATTTATACAAGCGGTGCTAGCGATTACTTTAGCACTTCGGCTAAATTTGCTCTCTATGGAATTAAGTAAGGTAGAATAATATGGCAGCAACATACGAACCAATCGCTACCACTACTTTAGGTAGTGCAGCAGCATCTATTACCTTTTCCAGCATTAGTTCTGCATATACTGATTTACGAGTTGCATTAACTTGCTCTACTAACGTAAGCAATACTATACTTATTCAATTTAATGGAAATGCTGGAACTTTATACTCTCAAACTTATTTGGGCGGTAATGGCTCTTCTGCTTTATCAGGAAGTGGAACATCTCAAACTAGCATTTATTATTCAAATTTAACAAATACTTATACTTCAACTCCGCAGTTTCTTACCGTAGATATATTTTCTTATGCAGGTTCTACAAATAAAACTGCATTGTTAACTGTCTCTGCAGACAATAATGGAAGTGGTATAACTGAAAATAATGTTGGTTTATGGCGTTCAACTTCTGCGATAACAAGTGTTTCATTTACTGTTGGTGGAACAAGGACTTTTAACACTGGAACAACCGCAACCCTCTACGGAATTAAGGCAGCATAATGGCATCTACATACACTTTAATTTCTAGCAATGTCCTTTCATCTAGCGCAGCAAGCGTTACTTTTAGTTCTATTCCTAGCACCTATACGGATTTGGTATTGAGGATTTCTGCTAGAAATGATGGAGCAGCAACTACTGATAATGCTAAACTACAATTTAATGGTGATACTTCCAGCGCAAATTATTCTTGGAATTATTTAAGAGGTAATGGTTCAACAGCATCTGCTGCTATTACTTCAACTGGCGTGATAGGTTATTTTCAACTTAATTGGTTTTCTAACGGCGCGGCATCCGTTGCTACAAATACGTTTACCAATAATGAGTTATACATACCCAGTTATACAGCCTCTCAAAAAAAGCAATTTAGTTGGTTTAATGCTCAAGAAGATAATTCATCAACTGCAAATCTTTGGGGATATGCTTTGCTGTATCACAGCACTACGGCAATCTCATCTATAACTATTACTGGTTCAAGTTACAACTTTGTATCAGGTTCATCTTTTTACTTATACGGCATCAAAAACTCATAAGGAGCAATAAATGACACAACCAACACGAATCGAAATCAACTGCGAAACAGGCGTTGAATCAATCATTGAATTGACTGATGCCGAAATTGCACAGATGGAAGCAGATGCAGCAGAGTTTGCAGCACGTCAACACGAAGCAGAGGTTGAGGCGGCAGCAGTAGCTGCAGCAAAAGAAGCGGCACAGGCAAAGTTAGCTGCCCTAGGTTTGACAACAGAAGAAATCGCAGCACTATCTAAGTAAGGGGAACAAGTGGCCTACGGCGACGATATTACAGAAGGCATACCCTACGTACTTTCCAATCCTGTAGGAGCCACTAACTACTCATCTACTGGTGAAGCCTACGATGTAGCTATTGCTGGTCTACCGTTCTTTCTATTGAACTCAGACGATGCACCATATCGTCGTGTAACAGCTCAGTATCGTAAGCAACAGATTGACCAAAGCCGTGAGCCAGGTGAGCAGACGCTTACTGGTTGGTGGTTACGTAGCCAATCCTCATTCCACTATGGACAGGGCATCAAGTTCTTTGAACCTATCCAAGATGAAGGTCTTCGATTCCAGTATACAGATTCAAAAGGTGTAGATGTCTGGACTAAAGGACAGGCCACCCTGCTTAACTCTTGCGATAGTCAGCATTTAACTACTGGTGGTATCAGAACTAATGGTCGTCCGTGGCAGTTAATGCGTTCTATCCAGTGGGATAAGAACAACAACACCTACAACGGTGTGATGATAGTAGATGAGTACGATGCAGATAAGGTATTTCCTGCAATCACTGTATCTATTACTAACAAGGCTTTGACTTCCAATGTAGCAACGCTGACAACAAGTGCAGCACACGGCTTATCTACAGGTATGCAGATCACTATTACTGGAGTGGATGCAACCTTTAACGGTGAGTATCGCATTACATCTGTGCCTACCACTACAACATTTACCTATGCCAAGACTGCTAGCAATGTAGCATCTACTGCTGTTAGCCCAGTAGGTACAGGTGTGGCAGAGATTATCCACTTTATTGACTACAACTCAGGTAGTGATTATCCAGTGCAGGCACTATGTGATGACGGAGTCTATGCCTACTGGGTAACTAACGTACTTAACGCTGGAACTCCACGTCTTAGAGTCTATAAGAAGCTGCTATCTGATGACAGTTCTGTATCACCAACTCTAATGATTAGTGCTAACAGCATTACTGTAACTAACGCAGTTATGGAGTACACCAAAGAACGTATCGTATTGTGTGTTAACGATAGTGTCTATGAGTTTGCATCTACTGCAACATCACTTCCTACCGCTGTCTATACACACAATGATCCAGACCACGTATTTACTAGCATTACATCAAGTGGTGCTGCTATCTACATTGCTGGCTATTCAGGTATCCAGTCCAACATCTATAAGTTTACATTGTCTACAGCAGGTGCTATGCCTACGTTGACATCTGCCATTACTGCAGCTGAACTTCCAGTAGGTGAAATTGTATTTAAGATTTCTTATTACCTTGGAAGTATGGCTATTGGTACATCTCAAGGTATGCGTATGGCTGATGCAAGTCAACTAGATGGTTCGATTACTTATGGTGCTTTAATCTTTGAATCAGACCAGCCAGTTTATGACTTTGCTTTCCGCGATAAATATATTTGGGCAGCAACAGGCGTTGATGGTCAAGTTGGTGTAACTCGTATAAATATGGGTCAACCATTGGGCAACCTACAGTTCCCTTATGCTTGGGACCTATACGATCCAGCAGATACATTGGGTCATTACACAACAGCATCTGCATTTTTGGGTGATACAAACCGCTTGGCATTTTGTAACGCTGGCAATGGTTCTGATGGAACTATTTATATCCAATCTGCTACAGAGTTAATGTCAGAAGGAACGCTACGTACAGGCTACATCCGTTACAATACGCTGGAATTGAAAATCTTTAAGATGATGCAAGCTCGTGTAGATACTACTGATGGTGGACTATACGTTGACTCTATTGATTATGCTGAAAACTTCTACCGCATTGGTACATTCTCACAAGGTGCACTAGTACCTGAAATTAACGTGAGTTACCCACAGGCAGCACAAGAATACCTTGGCTTCCAATTTACTCTGACTCGTTCTGAAACAGACAATACTAAGGGTCCACTATTTACTGGATATCAAGTTAAGGCATTGCCTGCTATTCCACGCCAGCGACTTATTCAATATCCATTGTCTTGCTTTGACCACGAAAGCGATCACTTCGGCGTAGAGGTTGGTTATGAAGGTGCAGCTTATGCACGTATGAGCCAACTTGAAAATGTAGAAAATGCTGGCGACACCATTCGTGTTGAGGACTTTAGAACTGGTGAGTCTTTCATTGGACTTATCGAAGAAATGGATTTCAGAAATACCACACCATCAGATAAGCGGTTCACTGGATACGGTGGATTGCTCTTAGTAACCATTAGGACGGTCTAATGCAGGCACAAGACTATGCAACAGTAGCTGTTGCAGTAATGACAATCATTGGTGGTTTTGCAGGGGCAGTTCGTTGGCTCGTAAAACACTACCTCAATGAACTCAAGACTAATGGTGGTTCATCTATGAGAGATGATGTAGTTACAAACACGAAACGACTAGAACGTGTTGAGCAAAAACAAGATCAGCAAAGTGAACGAATTGACGATATCTACAGATTGCTATGTGAGAAATGAGTAACGATGAAGCCACTTGTCAAGAAAGCCACGCCTGCCGCTATTGCTGTCCTTCGGCAAGCCACGGCGATATTTCCTTCTCGGAAGAAAGTCTCCGATGGGTTACTACCGTCGGCAGCACATCAGGTACAGAATCCTAATTCAGATCACAACACTGGATATGGTGTTGATTTAACACACGACCCAGTAGGTGGCATTGACTGCTTTGATATCTACGAAAAGATTAAAGCAGACCCACGTGTCAAGTATGTAATTTTCCACGGAAAGATCTGGTCTGCAAAGAACGGTGAATCCAAGTACGACGGCGTAAACCAACACAACCATCATCTTCACATCTCAATTAAAGAAGGATGTGGAGCTGACACATCACCTTGGTTTGCCTGGTTAGGTAAGCCAAAGATGGTCAACAAAGTAAAGGCTAACTTCCCTAAGCCTTTACCTAAGAAGGAGAACAAATGAACGCAAAGACAAAAGCAGTACTCGCATCATATCTTCGTGCAGCGGTAGCAGCAGTGATTGCTCTCTACCTAGCAGGAGAGACAGACCCAAAGAAGCTCAGCACAGCAGCAGTAGCTGCAGTTGCAGGCCCAGTACTCAAGTGGCTTGACCCAAAGGCTACAGAGTTTGGTCGTGGATCTAAGTAAGAAGTAACTGCGAGGCGAAGAGGCTCACCCCGAAAGGGGTGGGCTTCTTTTTTTGTGCCACAAAACTATTCAACGTCAGCAGGACAAGGCACTGTCACTAGGTTCCCGCAATTTACACAGGTACCATCTAAGAACCACCAGACTAACTCGTGTTCTTCAAAGGCACACATCACGTTAAAGACCTGTGACCCACACGGACACACGTGAATAGGTCCCAAACCCCGCAGATCAGCCCCAAAAGGCTCAGGAAGGGTATGTTTAGACCAGAGTCTAGGCAGGGTGAGTAGACGGAACCACACAGACGGACGGCTAGGAGCTTCGCTCCCTGCTTCAGTAATTCGCCTCACGGCTCATATGGTAGCCATAGTGGGTGTCGCTAACGCGACGACACGCCGTTAGGTGTAGCCTTGCCCAATGACCACAATCGTTGGAGTAGAAGGAATTGACTACGCTGTTCTAGTAGCTGATAGTCAAATCACCGAAGATAACCTCGTCACCATTGCTACTTCCACGCCAAAGATTATTGAGGTGGGTAAGTATCTTATTGGAATCTCAGGGGATACGCGCCCTGGAGATATCCTTGCCTACAACTGGAAGCCGCCAGCCTATCGAGGTGAGGATCCAGCCCAGTTTATGGGACGCAAGATTATCCCAAGTATCAACCAAGCATTTACAGATAACAACTACGACTACAACAAGGTGGACAAAGATGGTGGCTTCGATTATCTCATTGCTTTTAACGGCAATATCTTTCGTATTGCTTGTGATCTCTCTTTTTTCCAAGCAAATCACGGAACGTATGGCATTGGTAGTGGGGGTCAACTTGCTCTTGGCTACCTGTATTCAGCTATCAAACCTAATGTTGAACTAGCCTACGCCAAGAGACACGCCCGTAAAGCCGTTGAGATAGCTTCGGTTCTTGACGCTAACACCAACAAGCCTTTACAGTTGGTGGTACAGGAAAGGATGTAGATGAAGAAGTTATACAAGAAGTTTAAGTGTTGGGTATGGGGTCATATTTATTTTGCTGATGGACCTTCAGCCACTATAACCTGTGTTAATTGTGGGAAGGATATGTTCGATGGAATTTAATACATACGATTACGTAGCACCAGAGTTCAAAGATGTTATTGCAACTGGTGAGTACGCAGCACACTATTGGTTTGAGCAGGGTTGGAGAGCTTGCAGACTTGCTTTCTTATTGCATAAACAAGCAGAAGAAGCTGGAGCGTTTAGAGTATGACAACCACTGATCTACCTAGAAATGCAGAAGAAGCTGTCAATGCACTTCTTGCAAATGGTTGGAATTACTTTGTTGCTAAAGAGTTTGTAAGAACCAGCAAAGAAATGCAAGAGATGTTTGATTGGATGGTATCTAATGACACACGATGAGTTGCTGGCGTTAATTGAACCAATGACTATTGATGACGCTATCTTTATGAAAGATGCCCTTCGTGCAGTAGTGGAATTACATAAGCCTGAGCCATTTGGTTTAGTTCCAAGTGGATTTATTTGTGCTGGTTGTGATAACCGTTGTGGTTGTTACGAAGGAGATATCCTTAGTTACAATGATTGGTTCACCTGCCCAACTATTCAGGCTATTGAGAAGGAGTTAGAATGATTAAGACAACATTAACTGGAGCAATACCAGTGGTAGCTTTTGTTTTAGGTCTTGTTTATGTACCAACTCTTATACTAGGCGTAATGCTGACAGTTGTAGTTTTTGGACTTTGTTTTGTTGTAGGGTCAATGATTCGTGGTGAGGTAATTCGATGACACTTCCTCGATGCTGTCCTATTCACCACATACAGGGCAAGGTATCTTGCACCTGCCAATGTCATAATAAGGAGTTAGCGTGACTGATCCAAAGGAACTACTACTCACTGCACTACGTGCAGGTGATGCTAAGCGTTCACGATCTACACAGGTACAGATTGGTCCATCAGAGTTAGGTGGCTGCCGTCGTAAGGTGTGGTATCGCCTGAACGATCAGCCAGAGACTAATGACAACGAGATGAAACTGGCAGCGATTATGGGTACTGCTATTCACGCAGCTATCGAAGAAGCTCTGGCAGATAACAAAGATGTACTCATTGAAACAGAAGTTGAATACAATGGGATGAAGGCACACGTTGACTGCTTCGTTCCTGGTACTGGCGATGTCATTGATTGGAAGACCAGCAAGGTACGTAACCTTTCATACTTCCCATCAACACAACAGCGTTGGCAAGTACAGACTTATGGTTATCTACTAGCCAAGAATGGTTACGATGTCAAGCGTGTATCTCTAGTTGCTATTGCACGTGATGGTGATGAACGAGATGTCAAAGTACACACAGAAGATTACGACGAGTCATTAGCACTAGAAGCATTGAACTGGTTAGAAGCTATCAAGGCATCAGAGACAGCACCAGAACCAGAGCGTGAAGAAAACTACTGTCAGTTCTACTGTAAGTTCTATGACGCAAGTGGGCAGTTAGGATGCGTTGGTCTAAAAAAAGAACGTATCGCAAGTGAAGAGGTGTTAATCCAAGACAAGGATGCCTCATCCAATGCGATGAAATACTTACAATTAGATGAGAAGATCAAAGAGTTGACAAAAGAAAAAGACTCACTAAAGTCAGCACTTGAAGGTATCGCTGGAGTTACAGATACAGGTATCCAAGTTCGTTGGAACAAGGTAGCTGGTGCAACATCAGTAGACAAAGATGAAGTACTTGCTAAACTTGGATTCGTACCAACGAAGCAAGGTGCAGATTCATTACGGTTAACAATCAAACAATCTGGAGGAAAGTAAATGGCTGCAAACGAAAACACAAAGTTCCAAGTTAACTTCAAGACTAACAACGGAACTCTTATCAATCTTTATGCAAGTGATGTTAAGGAACTAGAGACGGGTCTTACTGATCTATCAATGGTTGCATCTCTTATCAAGACCACTGACAAAGAACTTAATGGTGGACGTGCATCTGTTCCAGAACCAACTGTTGATTCAGTAGCACAGGCATTTAACGCAACACCAGTTGCTGCCCCTGCTGTTGTTGAAGGTCAAGCACCAAGTTGTAAGCACGGTGTGATGAGCTTCCGTACAGGTACTTCTGCTCGTGGCCCTTGGAAGGGCTGGATGTGTGCTGCGCCAAAGGGTGCAACAGATAAGTGCTCAACTATCTGGGCTTAGCAAATGCGGGAACCGCACGAGTTTGAGGTTCCTTTATGTGCTCAAGTAGGTGGCGATCTATTCTTTCCTGACAAGGAAAACGAAGGCAAGATGGTTCGTCTTAGTATCGCATCAGCAAAATCAATCTGTCGTAGCTGCCAGCACATCACTGAGTGTGCTGAGTGGGGAATCCGTAAAGAACGCCACGGTATTTGGGGTGGACTTACAGATGGTGACAGACGCAAAATTCGCAAACAACGACGTATAACTTTGGAAGAGGATAAGAGTGCTTAAACTTTCCCGCGCTTGGAGTGGAGTGACCACAAAGGCCACGCCATTACCTGATGTGTGGAAGAATCTTGTCAAGCAATCTATTAAGTTTCGTCGTGGTCAAGTATGTATGGTAGCTGCAGCACCTAATGCTGGTAAGTCAATGTTCGCATTGATCTATGCAATCAAAGCTCAGGTGCCAACGCTGTTCTTCTCCGCCGATACAGACACTGCGACAGTAATGATCCGCGCTGCTGCACGCCTATCGGGCCATAGCCAGTTGGCTGTGGAACAGAACATAGAAAAGAAATCAGATTACTATTCAGAACACTTAGCTAAGACATAACATATTCAATGGGTCTTTGACTCCAGTCCGTCTCTTGATGATATTGAGATGGAGATAAAGGCATACTTTGAGTTGTATGGAGTAGCACCTCAGTTGATTATCATAGATAACCTAATGAATGTATCTGCTGAGACAGACAATGAGTGGGCAGGGCTACGTGCAATTATGATGGAGTTGCACGATATGGCACGTAAGACAGAGGCTTGCGTCTTAGTACTCCATCACGTATCAGAACAATCAGAGTATGGTTCTCCTATGATGCCACCGCCTAGACGGGCTATCCACGGAAAGGTAAGTCAATTACCAGCGTTGATACTCACACTAGGTTATGATCCAACACAGGGTCTATTGCGTATCGCATCAGTCAAGAACCGTTTCGGTCCACACTTTGCTGATGCTTCTCAATGGGCATCGCTGTTTGTGAACTTTGGTGCTTGTCAAATAGGAGATGATGATGCACAAGGTAGAGCATACCTTCGTGCTAATACGGAAAGCAGTGTCTATGGCTAACAAGAATGGACGTAAAGGTTCTCAGTTTGAGACAGATGTAATGAAATGGTTACGCAGTAAAAGCGTAATAGCAGAACGTCTGACTAAAGCTGGGGCAAAGGATGAAGGGGATATGGTTGTTATCATATCTGGAGAAACCTACATCCTTGAACTCAAGAATAGGCAGACCCTTTCCCTGCCTGAGTTCTGGAGAGAAGCACAAGTTGAGGCGCTTAACTACGCAAAGGCTAGAGGTCTTGGGGAAGTTCCTCTTTCCTACGTTGTAGTTAAGCGTCGCAACGCATCAATAGATCAGGCTTGGGTAATCCAAGACTTAACTCAATGGTTAAAGGAGAAACAGTAATGCCAGTACCAGAAGGTAACATCACAACATCAGACATACTTGTACCAGAAGTTGTACCAGTAGAAGAAGTGGAAGAAGTAGAAGATGATTTGCCAGAACTGTCTTAAAGGCGGAGAAGAGAACACTCTCGCTCACTACAAAAGAGCTGCTCATTGGCACGACAAGTGCGACTATAAGGGGTGTGTATGCCAGCACAAGACTGGTCCAGGGTACGTAAAGCGGGTGCTAAAGGAAGAGTCGAAGCTAACTCCATCCCAATAGGTGTAATCGTTACTCACTACGGAGGTGAGGTACGAGAAGGTAAGTCAGCATCTGTTCGCTGTTGCATCCATAACGACAGTAGGCGCAGTGCTGTAATAAATACCTATGACAATTTGTACTACTGCCACACCTGCGGTAAGGGTGGAAGCGCAGTAGATGTGGTTATGGAAATAGAGAACTTGGAGTTCAAGGATGCCCTCAATCGTGCAATCGAAATCACTGCTGGAAGCGGCCAATCATTACAGTCAGGCAATAAACGAAGAGGCTCTAAACTATCTCGAAGGACGTGGAATATCTGATGCGGTTGCCCAACAGTATTCGTTGGGTGTTGTAACAGATCCAATCAACGGCCACGAAATGCACACGGGCTGGCTTTCTATCCCATACATCACAGCTAATGGTCTATGTGTTGGCTTTAAGTTCAGACGATTAGATGAAGGCAAACCCAAGTACGGATCTCCAATGGGTCAGAAGGCACACCTATACAACGTAGGTGATATAACTATTGATAGCTCTTACATTGCAGTATGCGAAGGTGAGTTAGATACGGTGGTCTTGTCTGGTTTAGTTGGCATACCAGCAGTAGGTGTACCTGGAGTTCAGGCTTGGAAGCCACACTTTGTTAAGCTCTTTGCAGGTTATGACAACATCTTTGTTATTGGTGACAATGATATCAAAGAAGATGGCACTAACCCAGGTGCAGACTTCTCAAGGCGTGTCGCACAAGAGGTGACAAATAGTACAATAGTAACATTACCCCCATCAATGGACATCAATGACTACTACTTAGCCAATGGTGTAGATGCAACTAGAGCTTTGCTACTAGGTGAGAAGGATGAGTAGAGACGAATGGTTACAAATGGTACAGATTTTGCAGCATATGGGCTTCCAGATCCTGGAGATCAATATGGAAACCGAGACTTTATTAGTCCGTCCAACACCAGCAAGGTAGATGAGGCGTTCGTCGCAGATGTCTGGCGCATTATGGATCAGGCTGGTAACTTACTGGTGCGTAAGCATCACGACTACGGTCCAAAGAACATTGCTCATTCACCAGGTGGACCACTTAATGGTTTGCGTGTACGTATGTGGGACAAGATAGCTCGCATCAACAACTTATTAGACTCTGGCGTTAAGCCAAGCAACGAGTCATTACGTGACTCATTCATAGACCTATTGAACTACTCAGCTATTGCGATGATGGTACTAGATGGCAAGTGGCCAGAGGTTCTAGAGGCAGACTGTGACTGAACTACATAAATCTATCTACGACATAGCACCAAGTGTTGCAAGTGCAATAGCACGACGCTTTCGTGGCTACGTAGAACGAGATGATGTCCTGCAAGAGTGCCTTGCTTGGGCATTAACACGTGGTAGACAGTTCGACGAGATGCTTAATGAACCCAACGCAGTTCAACGTGTCATCAACGAGAAGCGTATTGCTTGGCAGATGAAGCGTACTGCTGAGCGTTATGCTCGCAAAGAGAAGGCGGCTAAGTCTGGCTATCGCACAGGTGATGAAGCCTTTTACGATACAGCTATGATCGCACAGGTCTTGCCTCACGTGATTGCATCCATTGTAGATGGCACAGTATTAGAACAAGCACAGAACCTTATCAACGATGGTTCACCTAAGAAGCCTAGCGTTCCAGCAGAAGGTGGCAACCTGCTTGCTACCCTGATAGATGTCAAGCGTTCTTATCTGAAGCTGGAAGTAGAAGACCAGACTATCCTTCGCTTGCGCTACCACGAAGGACAGACCTTGCAACAGGTGGCAAACCTCTTAGAGTGTGCAGTATCTACCGCAGATCGCAGATGCACCAGCGCATTACGCAAGGTTCAGAATGGTTTAGGCGGTGACAACCCGTGGCAATGACACACAATGAATTACTAGAAAAAGCACAGAGCGAAAGCGCAGATAGAGGTGGCGCAAGTATTGCCGCGCTTATTGCAGTAGTAAAATTGCATAAGGTTTTATTGGTAAAAGATTATGAGAACGATACTGACTGGTACGAATGTCAGGAATGTACGCGTGGGATTAGTCCAAGTATTGCCTACCCTTGTCCAACTATTCAGGCTATTGAGAAGGAGTTGGGATGAAAGAGTTAGATCTATTCTTATTCCTAATGGACAGTAAGTACCCTGACCTACAAAAGTCAGAGGGTATCTACGACTCCTTCGATTGCATTAGCCGTGACTCTGGTGCATACATAGAGTTGAAGTGTCGCAACACTCACTATCCCACGTTACTGATTGAAGAGATGAAGTACCGCAAGTTGATTACCCAGGCAGCAGAGCGAGATCTCACCCCGTTCTACATTAACTCGACTCCAGAAGGGGTCTTTTCTTTTGACCTAATGGAAGTAGCAGAACCAGAATGGTTTAGTCATTGGATGCCAGCTACTACTGAGTTCTCACGTTCTAACAAGGTCAGTAAGTTAGTAGGTTATCTACCTATCGAAGAGGCGGTGAAGCTCTGATGCAGTATGACTATCGTTGCACAGAATGCAATAGTGAATTAACTATAGAACGATCTATCCACGAGGATCCACGCGAACCTTCTTGCTTTGATTGCCACGTCCCTATGGTACGTAAGTGGGACTCACCTGCTATCACCTTCAAGGGTAAGGGATTTTATTCTACGGGTGGATAGTGTTATGATTTGAGTACGTCGTGGCACCCGCCACGGAGTGCTGGCAACAAGCTCTAGTCTTTAATGGCTAGGGCTTTTTGTCTTTGGCAAACAAAGAACCCCACTGCGGAAGGGTGCAGTAGGGTTCTTTGGGCCAAGGAAGGAAGGCGTGTGCAGACTATATCATAAAGGTTTCATAATAACTATTGCTGATGGGAATGGCGCTGAGTTTTTTTGATCTCCAAACTTAAGCCGTCCCTTAATGAAACGTATGTCGTGGTGTATAACACTGTCCCACCACCATTGGGTGTCAGTACGTGAGGGTACCAAGCAGACGACTGTTGTACCTGCTTTACTTTCCTCATTAGCTTTAGCCATAAATGATTTAATCGCTCTTCCGTACGGTGGATTAAGCCACACGGTTCCACCGTTACTATCGTCATACCAGTTGCGAGTGAGCGCATCTTGACGTGACGACTCAGGATGATCTGGTCCGTACCAGTTACTCGGTACCAAAGTGGATACCTGCAAAGCGGCAGCGTCCAATACAAAATGAAACTCCCTGTCAAGTGCATCGAAAGTATCTCGTGGAGTTGTCCAACTATCTTGCTTGGAACTTTTGAGTCCGTCATTAAACATCCCTGCCACTATCAATACCATCCTCTTCTGTCGCTATGTTTGAGAGCGCGACACGCAGATTTTCCGTAGCGGTGTTCAATGTATCGTAAACCGTGAAGGACTTGTAGTTCAGGTTCTCTACTACGTTCTCCAAGGAGTTGAGCAATTCCGTAAGCTGACGAAGTTGGTTTGCCCTTAGAGTTCTTTGGGCTAGCAAGGTGGTCGAACCTGGACTCACGGGTCCAAAGTCTGACGAGACACTTGACCTGTTGTGTGCTGTAGCCAAGTGCTCGTGCGTAACTAATTGTAAGTGCCTTGTTCTCACGCTTCTCCTCCATTGTTGCCTTGGTCTGTATCGGTTTGGGTAAGGGTAATTCCCCTAGCCTTTGCACGTGCAATAGTACGAGGGCTAGCAGTAGAGCCGTTAAGATCAATCCACGTCTTGCCTTCTTGTTCATCACTCACCTTCTCCTTCTCCAGCAATTCTTTGTAGTCCTCTGGGTGTAGGTGAGAGAGCTTGATTAACGCCCTGTCCCTAGCTCTTCGATAGTTACGGTAATAGACAGCTGCCTTTGCAGCACTGGCCAATCTCTTCTCATCACTCATACGCCTACCGCCAGTGCAGCAAAGATAACCTTGGTAATATCCAAAGGCTGACCTACCAAGTGAGCATCCTCTTCATCACTATCCCAGCCTGAGACTAGAACTCTGCAGTTGATAGGGCTTCTGCGTAGATATTCAATAGCTTCATTGGAACTATTGCCACCCCAGATCGCCACTCCCTTCTCATCTACTACTTCATATAGGTTGATTAGATTAGACTGGCGTGGGTGGAATGCAATGACATCACTCATTCTCCCCCTGCCCTTCTACTATATTTTTAACCTCATCATTTATAGTTTTCTCAGGTAACTCTGAGGATAGTGAGATCTTTGAGAGAGCTTCGCCTAACGCTGTGCGCCAGTTGGTTGCCTCTCCCGCAGCTAGCAGCGTGGGTTCATCCCCGCTGAAATCAAATAGCTCTACCTTGTTGCGCTTCTTTCCTGCCTGTATCACCACTGTAATAACGTGGGTTGTTGTCTCTTCGCTCACTTACCTTCCCCCTTTGGGCAATCGTCATATGGATTTTCATTACCTTCATTATCTTCGCATAGGCAGAAGCTGAAATGCTCTACCTGCGTGGCGTGGGTTAGCTCAGCTAACTCTGACCAGCTTAGATCTACGCTCATCACTCACCCTTCCCTTCTGAATATGTATCGATCATAGATAGTGCATAGGTCATTCTCATTAGGTTCATCCCTGCTTCCTTCTCCGTCTCTTCATCCTGTATCTGTATCAGTGCAAGGTCACGACATAGATCGGCCTTAGCCTTCCAGTATTCTTTATTCATTACTCTCCCCTTCCATTTCCTCTAGTGTATCGAACTCTTCACCCAACTCTTCACCCTCTTCTTCATAGAATGTAGGGTCATTTAACTCAGGTTCGTATCCCATTACTCTTCACCCTTCTCCATAGTTGCATTCTTCTCCAATAGCTGGCTCACTAGCTCAGCTGCTGCCAGTACGCCAGCTGCGTGAGCTTCTTCCAGTGCCTTGTTACTGTATCGGCTGCAAGGAATAACACTTACTCGCGCCATAGTATCTTCAAACTGTCGCCACTTCTCCATTACGAAGCTGCCGCTATAGCTTACGCTGCATTCTTTCACCACTGTAACGATAGCCTTGCTGCCCTTATAGTGAGAGGTATATACCTTCACCCTTCTCCCATTCTCTAGGTCATAGGTATCTACTGCCTTGCGGCCTATGAAATCAGTGAACCTCTTGCACTCTGTAGCTGTAATCATTTACTTCCCTTCCTCTTCCTCGTTGATAGTTTCCTCGTATCGCTCTAATTCTATAAGCTGTAATGCTCTCTCCAGTAGGAAGATACTGTCTCGCACTTCCTTCTCTGTCGGGTTAGTAGTTAGGTTATGCGCCACAATATCCATTAAGTGAGCTGATGTCTGCGCCATTACTTCCCCTGCCCTTCTGGGAAATAGCACTCTGAGATCGTCCCCCAGCACCATCCATCCCCCATCCAGTTAATATGCCCTGATAGATAGAATGCAGCTGCCATCAGTAATGCAATCGCTACTGCTCGCACTCTCTTTCCTCGCTTAGTAATCATTTACTCTTCCTTCCCATTCACTGTATCCTGCCAAACCTTATTACCCCAATCAGTATGAGATCGGAAGCAGCTGCCATAGTAGGCCACCTCTCCCAAGTCCTCACAATATACGCCAGTAAGCTCGCCTTTGATAGTTACCTTACCGCTTCTAGTAAATAGTCTGCGTACTGTATAGGTATCACTCCAAGCAAGATCAATAGTTAAGCTGTATCCGTTACTTATCGGCAGCGTTACTCCAGTGCTGCGCTTAGTTACTCTCCCGCCACTTATGGCGAAGAGGTTATTTATTCCAAGCTGCGACAGCAGCTCTTCAGTATTGCAAGGCCTGAACTCTTCTAGCTTCACTGCTTCCATTACGCTACCGCCTTTGTATAGATACCATAGACAGCGTACAGCTTAGCGATCCGCTTTACTGCAGCAGCTGTC